ACTCCTAATCTTTGGTCAATCGCAAAAGTCGGATTAAAATTTGCAGTCTCTGTATTAAGGCCATAGCGCTCACCAAGACTGTAATCAAAATACCATACCCCATCAAGGCACCAACCGTACTGACCGTTGTAGCGGCTTTGTGGGTTAAGGTAAATACTTTTCTTAATACCTTCCAAACGCTGCAGGTCAATCTGCGAAAACTCGGGAGACAGCGCATTGCCTTCTTGGTCAAATAATATCTTGCCGGTTTGGTCCTGCAAATAAGCAAGTGATGATAGGATTTGAATATTCTCTGTAAGTGGTCTGAGGTATCCATCTTTGTATAGATTTACTCTCACCCAATTCACATAATCAGATGGGAGAATATAGCGAAGCGTATCGTCAACTGTAAGCTCTAATACTTTTATCTGCTTGAACGCATCATAGTTAAGTTCTTGCACAGCACGCTTAGCGTGAAATAATATCTTAAAACGCTCTTCATTATTTACAAGAGAGTGATTGCCTGCATACATCAACATAAAGTTGTTGACAATGTCAAACAGACTTACGTATTGGTACGATCCCCAATTGGCATCAGTTGGTTGGTTACCACCATTCTCATAATATTGATACTGACTAATGTATGCCATGATTATACTGATTGTTTTTGTTCTTCAGTCGCACCAAATTGAACAGCAGCTATTTCACGAATAGACATTCCTGCATATTGAAGAATCTTTGTTACAAGTTTGTACTCGTCTTCATAAGGAACTTCAAAGTCCTGATAGTCAGGTTGAGACTGATCAAATACCGGTTCACCGTTTGTTAATGAAACATAAGTCCACTTAGGATCTTTTGGATACCTAAAATAATTTGCATCAACTTCGTTTGGTAAATTAATAGTTGATGGATATAGCGTCATAATACCATTCTCTTGCGTATACGAAGGATATTGCTCTGTTGGAGCTGTAAGATTAGAGGTAGTAAGCATTGTAATTTTGGTATGCGTTACCTTCTCTGCTTCACCTTTAAATACTCTTGGGTTTACTGATGCGTCATAACAAAGCACCTTATTAATCATAAAATAATCAAACCCTGTAGTAGTAATAGACGGAAGATAAAATCTGTTTGTGGCAGGCGCAACTTGTGTTAGCGTTGATGTAACTGAAAAAAGTTCCATTGCTTCTTCAACTGCTTTACGTATATCTGCATATCCCGTTCCTGAAGTACGCAGATTCTCCATATTTAGGAGCTTATTATACTCAGAAAAATATTCCTCAAACACTTCAAGCTGAGCCTGTTTGGCATATAAGTTGAAGTCAGATGGAGACACATATCCGTAGTTATTCTTATTCAGAATAGAAAGCACTGTATTTCTTACGGAATTTATCATTATAAGCTTTTTACAAAGATAAACAAAAAAAAGAGGGAGAATTAAATCCCCCTCTAAGCTACAATTTATATCACTTAAAACCTACTGCAAATTGTTTTCAAGCATCTTTAGGGCGTCAATCCCTTCGTCAGACTTCAAAAACTCGGCAATTGTGAAGTATGGATCTTGTCCGTAAGGTACAGTAAGCATCTTCTTCTTGTTGGAATTGGTGTTAAACCATACCTCTTTTTGCCCATTCCTAAACGTCAAAAGCTTATTTTCAAAGAATACATGTACATTAGATTGAAGCTTTAACATTGGGTCGCTAAGCATATTAACAAACCCATGAGGGTCTTTCTTGGCATAAACTAATATATCACGCTTAAGCTCTGCCGTAGTAAACCTTGATGGATCTTTACCAAACAGAACTCTTGCTACTGTTTCAAGCTGCTCAACTGATAGCTGACGAGCCTGAACCAAAGCATCTACCTCTGCACTAAGGTTTTCAACCTCTTTAGCAGCATCTTTTTCAGTATCAACCTCTATGAATGTTCTTCCGTTAAGTGGATGATAATGAAGGAATTGTTGAAGGACCGGATTATTCTTAGGAACCCTAAGAAACCCATTCTCAAATATAATAGGCTCGACAATGGCATTACCGTCTTGTTCGTCCTCAAAAGGAGTCTTTTGATTGACAGCGTATCTGAGGGGACGGTTGACATTGTTTTCTTCATCGAACCACAACAGAGGGAATCTTCTTGTATTACGAGATGGGATAGTATAAGACAAAGGAGCAGAATCTCCTTTTAACTTGTAAATCTTATCAACGGGAACTGTACTTTTTTTCATTAGATTTTAATTTGATTAGATTTTAAAATAAGGGGGAGTGCCTATTGGCACCCCACCCTTTATTGTTTTTCTTCGGATTATGAACCGTAACGGAACAATACGAAGTTGTTAGCACCCAAGGTACAAACGCAACGCTCAGAGAGGAAGTTAACCTCCATTGCATCGAGATCGCTTGTTTGAGCACCACCGGCAGAACCTGTAATCCAAGTCTTGTATCTACGGTCTTCTGTTTCAGAAGCACGGTAGCGTACGTGTAAGAATGGACGCTTAGCGTTCTTGCCAAGGATTTGGTCGTACACGGTTGTAGAACCGGCAGGAACCAAAAGACCTGTTACAGTACCTGCTGCTTGAGCACCTGTAGGAAGACCACCACGCTTAGTAGGATCGTTCAGGTATTTCCAATCAGACTTGTAGAAGTCGTAACCTCTACGGAATCCTGTAAAGCCAAGGTTCAACGCCATATCCTTGTCGTTGTCAAACAAACCGTAAGATGTACCGTTTGCTCCGTAGCTATTCTGAGCAGCAAGCATATCGTCAATGTCAAAGCTGAAGGCACGGTTTACGAAGATTACGTTCTCTTCGATAGCGCCCTGCTTGTCAAGACGAGAGATAATGCTGTCAAAATCTACAAGGGTAGTTGGGTTACCACCACCCCATACGTTACCACGGCTGTTAACAACGTAGAAGATACCTTCAGAACCTTTGTTGCCGTAAGTTGGGTTAAGTGAAGCGTTAGCAGCACCTGAACCTGATTCAGCAGGAACAGCCTCGATCATTGCAGTCTCAAGGTAATCCTCAAAACGCAAGCGAGTTTCGTGCTCACTCTTCAAATACCAAAGATATCCGGTAGCACCGTTCTCGGTAGTTACTTCTACCCATCCAATCTGAGCCATGTCAGAACCGCTTACAGCGTATTTGTCCTTGATGATGATTGGAGAGTTATCGAAGATTTCATCTTCTGCTTCCAAAGAACCGATCATTCCAACAGTTCCTTTCTTGAACTCAGAACCATAGATCCATACAGACAAGGTTGCAGAGCTACCAAAAGTTTGACCACCTGCTTCGTAGTAAGCTACATCGAAGGTGCTGTTAGTTGTGTTCACCGCAGTAACGATACCCTTGTTAGAAAGACCGTTAGCGTTGTCAGAGATAAACACAGTCTGACCGGCACGGATAGCAATACCACTTACGTTAGCATCGCTTACAGTGATGGTTGCAGAATCTGCAGCAGCAGCCGCAGAAGAAGCGCAATCTACATACTTAGTATGCAAACGGCCTTGTTCAGCCCACTTAATCATGTCTGAGTTAGAGGGCATTTCAGCACCTACCATACGAAGGAAGGATGCTACAGTGCGATTACCATAACGCTCAAACTCCTTCTCATAAGTATCAGGAAGATACTGATTAAGGAAGTTGAAGTTGGTAATGTAGTTTGTTGAAAGGGGTACCTGCTCGGCACTTGGTTGGAGCTGATAACCCGGTGAAGGTAAAACTGCCATTGTTGTAAATTTTAAATTTTAGATTTTTTTAATGCTGCGGATTTTTAGACTCCTTCCGGAATCCGGTGACACCGCTTTCACCTGCACTCCACCCTTATTTACAACTTCAGGCGTTCTACGCTCTGACATATTTATATTTTTGGTCTTACGTAAAACATCATCTGTTGCATCAGCTTGCCCTTGTTCATAAAAGAACTTGGCAAACCGCTCGGGATTCATTGCGATTGACAATGCCCTATGGTATCCTGCTGCATCTTTAATCAAGCCCTGATCGTCCAAAAACTTATTAATAAAGTTTGCCGGTGTTGATTGAGCCTTTTTTAATTCTGCTGCAGAACCGGGAGAAAACACAATCTTCTTGTCGTCAATGGCGAACTCAAAACCTTTGAACTCTTTACTAAAGACTTCATCAGACTTTTGGTCAAACCACTTACGCTTACGCTCGTTTTCCTCCTGCAAGGTTTTTGCCTGCTGTGTATACTGACGGTATGCCTCATACTCCTGAGCTTCTTCGGGAGACAAACCATTTGCTCTTGACTCAAGAGGCAGCTTGTACTTCTCCTTCTGTTCATTGAAGTAATTCTTGGCTTCCGCAATAGCCTTTTTACGTGCAATCTTTACCTTCTTAATTTTAGACTCATCATCGACTTCTTCATCGTATGAGTAGTCCTCCATTAACACATCAATGTCTTCTTTATCAAGACCTTTCTGTGTGGTAGCAAGATATTCACGAAGAATTTGATCAGGTTCCATTTCATCGTAGTTCTTGTTAACTTTAATAAAGTCATCGAATCCACGACCTGTCTCCTTCTTAAATTTCATATAAGCAGCCACATCTTCGGGGATAGGCTCAGAGTCTTGACGTTCTGATACCAACTCATCAAAAGAATTGATTTGCTTATTATAGCGTTTTCCGATATATGAAAGAACTTGCTCTTCAGTAAGTTCAGGCTCTTGTTCTTGTGTTACTTCTGCAGGAGGCTCAATGTTTGATGTGTCAATTTTAACATCATCTGTAATCTCACCATTCAACTGCTTCTCGTGCTTTTCAAGAAGTTCTTTTTCAACTTCCTGTATGCTTTTGCCTTCCGTTGTGTCAAGAGCTCTTACT